AAAACAAGTCTAAATTTTAAATATCTCGCTGTGTAATTACCTATAACAAAAGTTTGGAAAGAAGTAAAAGTCGAATTATCATCTGAAGTTGCAATCTCTAAATGAGCATCACAATTAGCTGGTGTATCTCCATCAAAGTTAGACTTAGCATCATCAAAATTTCCTGTTCTATTATCAAATAAATCGTCAGGATTTCTTGCTGTTTGTGTTAAAGATGCTGTAACTCTAACAGTATGTTTTGCACCAATATCAATAACATTTGCAAACTCATAATTACCTGATGCTAAAAAGTCTGCATTTGCAACACCTGAGTCAAAAAATCTGGTTGTTTCATCATCAAAATCTCCAGACGCAGAATCAAATAACTCACTTGAATCTAATATTATTGCGTCATCTGATATTACAACATTGTTTTTAGTTCCAGCAAATGTTGGGTGTTCATTAACTGTTGAAACAGCATTGAAATTTGTAACACTTGTAACATTTGAAATAACTGCTGTTGCATTTGAACTAAAGTTACCTAATTTATCAACTGCTTTTATTAAATATGTTCCAACTCTTGCTGGTACTGTAATTGATGTAGCTGGTCTTGAAACTTTTGTAACTAGATTAACTGAGTTCAACCATTCGGCTGTACCATCTGTTTTATTAGAAAATCTTATTTGATAAAATGCTAAATCTAAATCTGAAACAGCATCGTAACTCAAATGAGCATCTGCACCTGAAACATTACAAGTAAAGTTTTCAACATCTGATGGTGGAGCAATCGCACCAATTATTGTTCTTTGTGCAGATACATAAGAAGAAGATACTCCTAGTGAATTAACTGCTTTTACTCTTACATCATAAGTTGATTGGTCAATTACATTTAAAACCCTGTGATTTAATCCTGACCCTTGTGCATAAATTATAAAATCGGAGTCTGTGCTTAATTTGTATTCTACTTGATAAAAATCTATAAATGAGTCTGGACTTGCACCAATTGCAATATCTAAAGCTACTATTACAGTACCATCATTATATTCGATTAGTTGGTCAGATAATGTAACACTAGCTGGTGGTTGAATGGTGAATGGGTTAGGTAAATTTGTTGATGGTGTTGATGAAACTTGTGTTTTACTTGCAAATGTATAATGACTTGCTTGATACTCTATTAGTTTCAATCCGATTGTGAAATCTTCATTAAATGTAATACCCATAACTCTAAATGCTTTTGCAGAAAATCCTAATGATGCGTGTGTAATATTGACTATATCTCCTATGGCCAAATCATAAGCATCAAACCCTACATTTATTTCTAACGATAAAGCTTCTCTTGATCTTCTTAAAATTATTTCTGCCATTTCCTCTGCCTGATATGGAGAGGTCAAAGTTTTGAAATCAAACTTACCCTCTAGCAAAAAACCCCCATCAGCAGTTTTCATTGTTGCGTGTTGGTCTGCACTTGTCAAACCACTATCATCTACAGGGGGAAACTGAACTTCATCTACTTGAAAGTTCCTATCAGGATTTATAAAAGAAGCTATAACTCTATTATACTTGTCATTTTTACTTGGACTTGATAAAGTATATCCACCTATAATATCATCTTCTGTAAGTGTAATAGATGCTGACCCTGTAGTTTCAATAATTAATTTATATTTTCCACTTGTATATGGTAAAAAACCTCTACAACCTTTTAATATTTCTCTTACATTTTCTATAACTTTTTTAGATGTATCTAAAACAGCATTACAATCAAACAAGTTTATATCACTACCACCTGAAAATGGTGTAACTTGCGTATCACAAACAACAGAAGCATCTCTAAAACTTTGTAAATCAATATCAGCAGTTGCAATACCTTTTCCATATCTTTCGTTTCTTAAATAATCTAACAAACAAAAAGCTGGGTTAGCTGAAAATGTTGCAGAAGATTCAACTAAACTTGAATTAAGTGTTACAATTTTTCTACCTTGAACTTTAGCTTGGACTTTTGGTATTCCTGTAAAAGCATCTTGATTCCAAGTAAATCTAATTGCTAAATATGCTAATCCTGAAAGTTTATGATTTGAACCCCAAGAAGATAATGTTGATAATAGACTTGATGCACTTTGTCCATCTGAACCAAAATGAGGTTCTAATCTAATTAAACTTGCTGAATTTTTATAAAAGTTTGAGTCTGAACTTCCCACTTCAACTGCTGTATTGTCAGCCAAACTAGATGCAAATGTAACAACTTTATCATCAACTCTAATTTCTGTAATACCATTTATCTCACCCTCACTTAAAACAATTGCCATATATAAATAGGTATTGTCTGTGCCTGAAGTTTCCATAAATACTCTAGTGCCACCAACAAGTCTTGTTCCATAAATTACAGGAATACTTGCATCATTACTTTGTTTATTTAATAAAATACCCTTTTCAAAATCATCAAAGTCAGTTGTGCCAAAATCAGGTAAATCTATTTTTGGACTTAACCACGATAAAGCTTTAGTGACAATTTTTATTGGTGCTGATATTATTTTAGTTACGGCTCTAAAAATTTTTTTAAATGGCATTATGGTCTACCCCACTTAATATCTTGAACAGTTTGTGAACTAAAATCCATACCCACATCTGTTGAAAAAAATCTTTGTTGTGATGTATTATTTGTTTTTCGACCTTGCACCTTATCAAAATCTGCCCAATGAGAAACTATACCAATATTTACTGTGCTATCTGTTTCTGTTTCTTGAATTGAAAATGTATCTATTTGACCATCATATAATAAAAATGGGTCAGCTATTAAAGAATTTGAATCATTTAAAAAACCTCTAAATATTTGAACACTATCATTTACTACATTCTCATTTAAACAAGTAGATATAAATGTTTGGTCTGCACCTGATAAGGTTAATGTCAAACTTGTTTTTGTAACATCTGTCTCTTCTGTAAAATTAGAAATACCTAAAATAAAATCTGATGATGAGTATGTTACACTTGAACCTGAGACAGAACTTGTAAGTGGGAAAGAACAATCTGTTATATTTACAGGAGTTCCAAATCCAATAGTGATGAGATGAACTGGTCTAATATCATTTGTCGCTAGTTCATTCTTTACTGCTGTCGTTAGTGATCTTGTCATATTTTTCGTAACTTCTTCTGTTTATTTTTATACCATCAAAAACTTTAAATTTAGCAGTTTTTGTTGGTTCGTTATATTTACCTAAATCATTGGTAGTAAAGTCAATGTTTTCTTCATCTATTATTTCTTCTGCGATAGCATCAACATTAATCCAATATTTTACTTTATATTTCATTATAAAGCTTCTTCAACATCTAACTCAAACTGATATAAAAGGTTTCCATCTTTATCAGCACCTACAGCACCAAATTCTTGAACATCATTTGTAAGATGAACTGTGAATGGAACATTGTCGTAAGTAACAACCGAGTCATCTGCAAGAGCAGTAGTAAGGGGTGGTTCTATTGTTACAGTAGCCGCATTAGATGAGCTTGTAACATCTGAAACAACCATATAAACTTTATCGTGTGATGCAAACTTTATAAAATCACCAGCTTTAAATCTACCAGCACCATCACTAGCAAAAGAATCCATAGCAATAGTCGTATCACCAACTGCGTGAACTCCATTAACTAATACTGTGCCTGTTTCACTTCCTCTAGCATCTTCTATCTCAGGTGGGATTATTGTAAAATTTTCTTTTCTTGATCTTTGTTTCATAATAAAAGCCATTAATTCACCATATACATCTGATCTTTTTCCAATAATTATTTGTGCAGTAAAAGCAAATCTTTGACCATCAATTTGTCTTGCAAGTTTTTTACCTGAGTCTGATTTTGAAATAATAGTATTTTGGATAGACTTAATACCCATTGTTGAAAATGCAGAACTTGATATTGGAAATGCACCTGACATTATATTAAATTACCTTGACCCTTTTCATTTAAAGATTGATTTATTAGTTGAGATATAGTTCCTCTTGATCTTATGAGTAATTCTTCAAAACCACTTGCGTCAACAGTATTGATGTTAAAATTAACATTTACAGGACTTCCATTTGTTCCTCTTGCTGATTGTGTAATTTGTCCTGATGAGTTTGGTATAAACATTTCAGCACCTCTTTCGCCAACTATTGTTGGCTGTCCTTTTCTTACTGCACCACCACTAGCAAAAAATGGAAGTTTAAAACCACCTGAAGCAAAATTAAAAGCCGCCATAGCCGCTTGTAAGCCAAGTTGTTTTTCCATCTCTCTTGATTGCATTCTTAATGAAGCGGTCTTATCATCTTCGTTTTTCAATATTGTTTTTGTTAATAATTTTTCAATACCAAGTAAAGCTATTCTCTCAATAGTTTTTGCAACTATTTCTACAAGTATTGATTGTGCTAATTGTTTCAGAGATGCGTTCAAATCTTTACCTAATACAACTGCTTCAGCTAAACTTTTAGATACTGACCCAACAGATTTAGTAATAGTACCAACAATTTCTTTTGATAAATCAAAAGCATCATTTTGTTTTTTTATACCATCTCTAATTTTTTCAAATAATGTTTGTTGCTTACCTAATTTAACATTTGTATCATCAACTGATTTACCAACCTTGTCAATTTCAACAACTAAAGGAATATCTTTACCTAATAATCTTAATAAGTTTTCTACTTGTCGTCTTACAAATCCAACTGCTCTTGCTACTGCTCTTACTGCTGCGGCAAATGCTTTTACTACAACAGTTAAAGTTTTACTAATTGCTCTACCTACTGCTTCAAAGTCTGCTGAGTTTGCTTCTATAAATTCGTTTAGTGATTTAAATTCTTTTTTAAGTTGATCAAAAAATCCCTCTCCAGCTACATCTCTTTTAAAATTAAAAAGTTTATCACCAAGCATTGATAAAGTTCCTGTAAATGTATTTGCTAATTCATCAGTTGCTTTACCAAATCTACCACCTTGACCAAAAACTTTTTCAAAAGCTTTTATCGTTTCTTCTGCTGAAACAGTAGCACCAGCACTAAATCCTAATAAATCTCTTACACCTCGTTCTCTAAAAATATCTGCTGAAGCTATACCACCAGCAAATGATCTTTGTATTTGTTCTGCTGTTGTAGCAAAATCTAATCCTGTTACTGCCGCAACATTACCAGTTATTTCTAAAATTTTTGATAGTTGGTCTGCATCTCCAGCTACAACTGCAAGATTACCTGATGCTTGTTGGATTTGCTCTAGTGAGAATGGAACTTTAGCGGCAAAGTTTGCCATAACATCAAAAGCTTTTGCACCCTCTTCTGTTGAGCCAAATAATTGTTTTAATCTAACTTGTAAATCTTCTATGCTTCTTCCTGTGCCAACTATTGATCTGATTGCTAAACCACCACCAAGTCCTACTAATGCACCTTGAACTGAAAATATTGAATCTTTTAAACCTTTTAATCTTCCTCTAACACCTTGAAAAGCTTGTTGTGTTTTATCTTTAGCTGTTATGTTTATCTTTAAATTTTGTGCCATTATTTATACTTTGACTTATTTATTGCTTCTTTGTGTTCTTCATTCTCTATCATAAAATATGATACCCAATGGTTATACTCCCAAACTTCCATTTTTAAAAGTTCGGATAAAGTTATTTTTAATCTATCTGCTACTGTAAGTAAATTCTTAATTTCAGGTGTAAATTTTAGTTTTTTTTTAAATCATCTATTGAGGGAACTAAAACCATCTTTTGTGCTATGCGTTGAAGAATATTCGGGTCTGCTTTTTCCATCAAAGTCTGTTTATCTTCTAGCTTAAATATTTTTTTACCATCTTTATCTAAAGCTTTCATAACTAAAACATCAGCTAAGATTGCTATGTCATTAAGATTATCTGATTTTTTAAGTAGTCTATTTTTCTCTAAAAGTGTAATAGGATTCCAATATAAAATAACTGGTTTGCCATTCTCATCTTTCCATTCAGAAACTTCCATAGATTGAACACCTATGTTTTCAAAATGTGATTTAGCGATGTCAATAACTGACATATATCAATATTATTCAGTTCCTATTGTTAAAGCACCAGTTCCTTGAAAAGTAACACTTCTTGCAACTACTCCGTCAAGTGGTTGATTTACACTCATTCCTGTAACGATACCTGAACCCTCAAATTTTCTATCACCTGAAGTAGAACCCTCTGGTAATAATTTAAATGTTAAAGTTGTTCCAGCCGTCATTTGAGTTTGTGCTGAATCAGTTTCGTCAAAGTGCATTTCTAAAGTTCCTGAAAATGAAGTTCTTC